GTCAAATTCTGTTGGACCGTTACCATGTCCAATTCCATGGCATGCAAACAATAGCGTTTAAGCAATTGCCGGACGGAAACTATTTCCTCCCCAAAGAAAACTTGGGAGTAATTGTCCGACAAAGAAACAGCGTTATTGAAAGACACATCTGTTTCAGTTTGCATGGGCTTACTGGGTTCCTTAGTATCCTCAGCATCACCCTGCAGAGCCACATCTGACATCTGCGGGGTGAAAGGTGCGTCCAAAAACTGTGGTTCTCGGAACCAACTATAAAACTCCAACCTCTCTGTGGGATTCCTAAATTGTATGTCATCGCCAGCGGCGACAAAACAGTTCAATTCAATGGAATTATCCACAGTAGAGTTCGGAGTAGTAAGTTGATTCACCACATAGACGCGTAAAACACCATTTGCTGAATTTCCCGGAGTAAAACCGATAGCTCCGGGAGACCAAGGATATGCATCTTCGTCAGTCGTGCCCTCACCAGGAGCATCGACTTTGCAATAGGGCTTATCTGAAGCCCACCCAATATCGATTGAAAAATCCTTAGATTCCGCAATATCAACAATGTACGTATAATTCGTGTTGTACTCGTTGGATGCAAAACCATGTGGATCGAAAACAACTTTCAATCGACCTTTATGGAAATTAGACGCCACCACTTGAAATCGATATCGCATGGATCCATACCAGTGCTTGAACGGCAAAGCCGCAAAACAGCACGCTGGCATGTGGATCTCTGTGTCCGACGTGGTCGCGAGTGTACTCCAAACCATAGGAGTAACCGCAATTTCGAAGAGACACTCTTCAGGTTGCGATGCAGGCGTCCACACGAAGTTAGTAAGAAAACTTTCGCGTGTCGCAATCGATTTCAGGGACATCTCATCCGCAGCTCCCAGCCCGACCGTTCGTGGATCAACAGTTAATTCCTGCTTGCAATCGAACGTCAATTTCTGGGCGGAATCCGTGACATTGGCATTGGCCATATTCCCCATAGGGACAGGCCTGAAATAACCAATGTCAGCAATATTATTTGGTCTAGAATAACCAAAGAGTCTTGCTATTGTGGAGACTGTGGATGCGGCCATTCGCGTAGCCATAGCGAATGGACCAATGACCGGAGCATCTGTCAGCATACCCGCTACTCTAGCAATAACTGAGGCGGGTTGTGAGACAGGTCCACTGGCATATTCGTCCGCCATTTGGGGGGTGTATGGGACGGGGTTCTTCTTTGGCTCAGGCGGAAACACGAAACGCACGTCATTATAATGCGTGCTATATTTCGGATGTTGCCGATGCCACCGTTCTTTACCGTCCAACGATTCAACTTTCCGGACTTCCACTGGTTTGTCCTCCATCTGGGGGGTCATACCTGCTGGTTCTGCAGACGTGGGAATAGATAACGTCACATCCGTTGCCCAGGCAAATACTGTAATCGTTACGGAGTCTGTAGCTCCGTTGGCGTGTTTCAGTTGTTGCATAGTGTGGATGACCATGTTCCCCATGAATTCCCAATCATCAGTCGGTATCGCCAGATAGTTCTCACGCCACATGAAAGGGAGACACAAAGTGCCTCCCTGATTCAATGTGGGATCCAAATATACGTGAGGCCTCTGCGAAGCTCCAACAACATCTTGGATGAAAAAGGATCTATCTTGCGTGAAGAAATCATTCTGATGCAATGGCAAATAAGAAGCGATCAAACGGCCGAAATGAAAACCATTACCGTTAATCACTATCTTGACACACAACTTTGCACGTAGCAAGTTGTAATTGGCTAGGCGATTGATCACTCGTGGATTGTCAAAGTACAACGTCCACGGGTTGAATTTCTCGAAGAAATTGGTAGACTGAGACCAAGTAAACTGTCTGATCTTCAGAGGACGTGAAAAGAAATTGTCCAATGTTGCATCATCTCGGTCAGCCACCATCCTTGTGGGATCCATTGTGGAGTCCACTTCATAAGTGTAAGCCGGTGTTTGATCCAAAAACACCGCTGTTTCCTCCTTCGTTTGTGTATTATTTCTATTGATTCTAACATTAAATAAACTTGTAAGTGAAAATATGTAGCCGTCTGGATCACTCAATCCAGACGGAAAATGTATTATGTACAGTGGACGACACTTCCCCTAAACAGGGGTATCCCACGAGGGGGATGTCCTCAATATATGAAGCCTCTTCTAAAGGCACACAAACACATAAAGATGCATTTAAAATGGTAACCATGCATATACGGGGGTTTTGCTATACCTTGATGGCCAGACCCTAAACTGGCTGGTTGAGTTCCACGCTTCCCAGGCGATGCCCCACATACGAGCGGGGGCTGGATGAGTTAAATGCTTCCCAGGCAATGTTCCGTCCATCTATGCGTACTTGGCATTCCATTCATTGACACACGTTTCATAAGAATGTCCCAAACGTGAACAAGACCCGTCAATATTGTACAGACTGGCTAGTTCCTTCATCTGGGCACGACGATTCTCATATACGTCCTTGCCATGGTAAAACCACTCGCGCAAAGCCGAATCCACATTTGCAACAGACTGAGCCATACCATCATCAAAGCCGCTATGCAGCATCTTGAAAATGGAATCTTCACTAAGGGCTCCAACACTGTGGTTCAAAGCTTCGTGCCAAACCGTGCGACGTTTCAAAAAGTCTGCATCGGCATCACGCATGTATTCCGTAGGTGTTGACGTCTTGTCCGGCATCGTGAAAACCATATCACGATCACGCAAAAACTTCGCAAAGCTCAAGTGATTGAACATAGGAAACTTTTCGTGGACCGAACTCTTGGCATCATCACCATAAGTGGCCAAAGCACAAGCATCTCGGAAAGTCCATGCCTGTGCCCACTCCGGAGCAACGTGTCGGAAACCGCATCGAAACAACAAGGAGTTCGCAATGGAATTGATGTACACCGTCAAGTTATGACCAGACGGGTTCGACCCAAATAATTGGATCAAGTCCCCGTTATAAGCCATTACAGGATAGCACACGTCAGTCGCAATTCCTCGCATGATTGTCAAGTCATCATCCGAATAACCACAGGCCTCAGCCAGTCTTATCATACACTGGAAAGAGGACATGGTCAGCTGTGCAGGCATTCGCAAATCGTACTTGCTATAATCGCCAGCTAGGATCCGATCTTCACCGTGCTGGGCAATGTACCTGGACAACATATCCCACTCGGGGCCTTGACAATTAACTCCGACAGCGCATTCAGCCAACAGGGGACACACTGACAAGGCTCTTGCTATCGGTAGATAAAACTCTCGAATAAGCAATTGCATGGCCATGGGGGCTCCTTGGAACACACGCACCTTGTCTTTCTCCAACAACGTGGCCTCGTCCTTCAAACATGCCTTAAAGAAAGCATAAGCACGTTCACCTCGCCGGTAGCACTCTTTCATCTCATTAGCAACATCCCAGAACATTTCATCTAGTTCTACTGGACATTGAAAGTCATCGAAATCATCGGGATTCAAGAAACGAATAAAGAATTTCTTGGCTCCAGAAAGAGGAAAACCTATGGAAGTCGCTCGTTTGATGGCGTCAATAAAACGTCTGCCATCTATACCAGCGAGATTCTGCATGCGGCTAAGTGGGCGACATTGCTCAGCTAGTTCCGGTATCTTCTTCAACAAATCAATAATGGGGGCTAAATAGTCGTCCATCGCCCAGTCCAAATAGTGTCCTTCGACACCAATGGAAGGATTCGTTGCATGAGACAAAGAGGTATGCCAAGGATGCACATGGAAGTGGGGAGGTCCCCACTTATTTGCCACTCCAAAGACTTTCTCAACACCATCAGAGATAGCAGTCTTGACGATCTTCGAGTAATACGTGGCACGTCCAATACATGAGCCGTACACCAAACAATTAGAATCAGGCGGCAGAAAATTGACAGGACTCTTGGGATGGATGTCCCGAGATATCAAAAACTGCTTATCATATTGCTCAGTGGGCATGGTTCCAGAACTCATACCAAGCATCACAGAAGGAATTGCCTTCAACTTCTCCAATGCGGCGTCGAAATCACGTTTCAGCAGAAGTCCACAGCATCCACCGGGTTTGCCGTTGTAGCCTCCCAGATGAAAACCGCCAATCACGGGGGCTTTTGTCTGGGTAACAACAGGGGCCATGCAGAGACCTTGAAATGTGTTAAAATCCAACTCATACGTAGCGCCATAGAACTCAATGTCGTTGGCGGTCATCTGGTATTTTAAACCAGCGTTGGAAGTTTTCACATGACCTTCCACATCACGGTAGGTCAAGATCCCAGGCAACCGGAAGAACATATTGTTCTTGATGCGATCCAAGGGAAGGTAACAAGACAAATCACGCCAATCACCGCCATTGGGCACCCACACCAGGCACAAATCAGTACCAGGTATGTGTACAGAATGCTTCCAACTTACATATGCCGTAAAATTTCCGCCGATCTTAGTTCGATCATGGCGTACAAATTGCGATTTAAAACTATCGCTAACGGTCCATATGTGTTGTGGCATAATGGCAACATTCGAACAAATGAAGAAAGCGTTGAAGGTAGCTTGACGCATCCCGTCTTCCCCGTCGTAGATCATGCTGGCATGACACAGATTCCGCGTTACAATACGCGATAAATCCTTGAAATCTGCACATGCTGAATCGTGGGATGCTGGAAGAGCAGTAGTGAAACTTTCACTATAGATATTCTCTTCCTTATCCCTAGCATGTATGTCGGCCATCGACTTGGGAGCCAGATTTCCTTGGGCATCTCGGGTACCCCTCCACGCATGACACAAACCGTATATGCCTGCTAAAACTAGGCAACTTGCGGTTATGTACTTAATGGAGCGATTCCTATTTGCTCTGACAATGCGCGAAAAACACTCACGCTCATCTGCCACCTTTGCGTACAACCGACGCTTCTCATTTTCCACTATTGAAACAAACATAAGTGGGCAAAATGGGAGCAAATAAAGGAAGTGGTAGTCAAGAAAACCCAAAAGAGACAACATGAAACACATGAAATACCTCAAATTGTACTCTGCCTGGATGCTTTTGGCCAGATTTCCGCGGTGCCACCACATCATGAACGCAGTCCCAAATCTCCAATCAATAAAACATTGGGGAGCATAGGAAGTCCACTTAGTGAACGGCGAGTTCTCGAGATTGCGAAGATGCATATACATGCTATCAACGGTATCAAGGAAACGTGGGTTAAGACTTTCGCGCAAATAGCGCAAAATCCGCGGATACACGAACCAAGAAAAAGCTGTCCGTGTGACATATCCAATCTGGGGAGTGTAGTCCGGGTTAAGGACGACAACATCATCCATAAGCTTCCACTTGGGCTGCGCACAAGGACAAACATCTGGCCAAGCCATTCCACAGTCCGGGCACATAAATGTGCGATCTGCGATATCAGTCGAGGAATCGACGATCAACTTTTGCTTCGCAAAATAATCGTTGGAATCCTGTTTGATGTAACGCAACAACTCGGGGAGAGTGGCATGTGTCATCTTCTTGCCTTCGTGCTCAACAAG